CCGCAGGTCGATGCCTTGCCGAATGATGGAGCGAATGAGCCCAAACAAGAAGTCCCAGGTGCTCCAGGTGTCCAGCCCCAGGATGCCAAAGGACCACAGGACGGGGCCCCCAATACTGAAAAGAAGAACAACACTCCAAAGATTGAGAATCCTAACAGCAAAAAGATTCAGGTCAAGGGGCCAGGGCCCGATGACAAGTTTCAAAGCGACCCATTTGTGACCCCGCTCTCCACAATGCCCGATACCGCAAGTCCAAAGAGCGGCAGCCAAGGAGTTCGCTAATTTAGCGATCACATAAATAGCATGATGAGAGACCCCAAGGCAATTATCTTTAGCGACAGTGATGGTGTCATTTGCGACTTTGCAGCAGGTGCTCAGGCGATCCTGGGGCGCCCGTTCAACGAGGGCGGCATTTCCCGCGGCGCCGATGGGGCTCAACTCAATGCCGTAGGGCATTTTTGGGAAACCTTGCCCCCAATGTCCGATTTGCACACCTATTGGGATTTTATCAAGAAATATGATCCTCATATCTTGACTGCGGTACCCAGTTCGCCGTGGCATTTTGAGTGGCAAGACGTGGATCGAGGAAAGCGTAAGTGGTATACGTTGAATCTTCCCACAATTCCCCAACGGAACATTCATATTGTCAAGCGAGAACATAAACGCGACTTCGCACGAGATGCCAAAGTGCGGAACATTCTCATCGATGACCACCAGAATAATATCAAGGAATTCGAGGCAGCCGGTGGGATTGGAATTTGGCATGTCAGTGCGAAAAGTACAATTATTCAACTCAAAGCATTAGGGTATCACTAACAAGGAGAATTCACATGCCATTATGGACTATGACCGATGCCGTAGCAGGAGCCCCAAAGTTTATTTCAAAGGATGCAGGACGAGGATTCGGGCAGAACGTCCAGCAACAGTATCAGAACGTCACCATTAGTGCGGCCAAGACCAATACCGCCGTGGGGGTGTTTGGTGTTGATACGTTCGAAAAATCCAACACGACCTTTGAAGGTAAGTCTGTTACCCATTCAGGTTGGGTCCAGCGCAAGGTCGGCACAGGGTATGTACAATCCGTCGCCGTCACAAACGGGGGAACAGGCTATACCCCAGGTCCAGGTTTCATTACCTTCACGGGTGGTGGTGCAGGATCAGGCGCGAACGCAGCATTCGTTGCAAACGCAGGTGGTAGTATTGCCAACGTCACGATGAACGTCTTGTCAGTGTCCTCTGGTAGTGGCGCGAATTATAATGTCGCACCAACCGCAAACGCGGCCGTGGCATATACCACACCAGCCGTCTTTGCTGTGACTATGGGTGGCCGTACCGGGCGCAGAGAATACATCTGCCTCGTGGCTTCCGGTAGCATGACACGCGATGCCAACACTGACGATGTAATCGTAGGCGGCTAATGCAGCCCTTTCGAGAGTATCTAGAAGAACAGATGGACGGGGCCCCAGTCACAATCTGGGACCCCGCTCGCCTTCATTTGGATGATCTGAATGCACGAGAGTCCGTCAACGACGAATTAGCTGAACTCACGAGTGGAGAGATTCTGCATCCTGAAGTATCCTATGAGCAAGTATGCCAGTATCTTGAACCTCAAGGGGTCGAACTGCCCGCGGTGTCTGCTCATGCCAATGAATTCCTTGAGACCGCCGGCGAACTGTTTTTGCCTCTGGTGTCGATGAATGATGCAGCCCTTGCCGTGTATTTGTATTTTGCCTGGGTCCAAGATGAAACCGATTTTGACTACGATGTGTTGGCAGAGATTATGTCCGCGCAAGAGTTAGAGGAGCTTCTAAACGAAAACCCCGATGACGAAGCGTAAGAGCGACATATAAAGGATTTATTTTATTATGATTGACTTGAACCCCGATACGGTCATGATCTATGCGGTGAAGTCCTATGACAAGCCGACATATATCAAAAGTGAACTCCATGATGATTTGAAGCATCTGAGTTATGTGCGTCGATTGTTCAGGAGATATCACCAGTACGGGGAACTTAGAGAACGACTAATACTCAACCACCTCGTTATATTGTATAATATCTTTGGAGTCGTGGCAGCAACCAGGCTCCTTTTTTATCATGTGCGAGAAGAGGATCATGCGATACTCAAGACCTTCTTAGTATTTCTGGATTATATGCCGCCCAAGGTTGAAGGTATTCGAGGATGTGCGATTCTCTCGGATGATTTGCAAGTCGATGTTTTTGTAGTGGACGTGCTTAGAAGGATACGATCCCATGAATCCACCTGAAGTTAGTTTCACCAAGCGAGCCTATCAGAATGTGGTGGAGAAGAAGGGTACCCTCGCTACCACTGCAACCATCGTGGCAATTGTCGCTTCTATTGTCGGTACATATATTTCGCTCTCGAATAATTTGACCATTGCGAAGGCTGCGCGGGATGAGCAGATGAAGGGCTACGCGGTGCAAATTGGGGTCTTGCACAGCGAAGTTGATGGACTGCAAGAGGAGTTGAAAGATAGTATTACTCGTTTGACTAACTGGAACAAATCACTTACGGAACGACTCAACAACCAAGAGAAGGCATTCCGTCAGCAAGAAACCAACTCACTCCAAGATCGAATCAATCGCTTGGAAGATGCAGCCATGAAGAGGCGCCGCTAACATGCAACTACTTATTGAATGCACCACAGAAGATCAAGATGTGCTCCTGCATGATTTTTGTATTTTTACATGTGAGCGTTTGGAAATAGGGAACCCGCCATCCTTCACCTTCGTCGAGCATACCGGTGTTACGTCATTTGGTTCCTACACTCCATCAGAAGAAGCCATCATTGTTGCGACCGAGGGTCGACATACTTCAGATATTTTGCGTACCCTGGGACACGAACTGGTGCACCACAAGCAACTCTCCGAAGGCGACAACGAGATGACGCTAGAGGAACTAGAATACGAAGCGAACGCGGTGGCCGGTATGCTGATGCGCGATTATAATAAACTGCATCCAGAAATGTTTGGTCTTGCCGAACCCATAGAACCAGAACCAGGAACCATTGGCGATTCACAGGGCGCTGCATTCCCCGACCCGACACGACCTTCTGGACCGATTGAAATGGCTGAAGCCAAGATACGAGAGACTGACTCTGATGCCTTGAAATTACTCAAGTTGCAGAATCAGGCACTCCGAGCATTTTCCTCATCACCACGACAACGAGAGATACAAAAACAGATTGAGGTGTTGCGGAAAAAAATGAAAACCCAAGGGACGCCTGAATACCACACCACACTCAAAGAAGAGGGTATCGTGAATGCCGCAGGTACCGGCGCCGTGGCAGGTATTGGTATTGGACCACAAGGCGAACCTGGGGTCACACCTAAGAAGAAAAAGACCTTGAAGATGTTTCGACGCAAGCTGATGAATCCGGTTTCGTCGTTTAGAAGTAATATTTTTGACCATGATCGACCTCGTCATCGTCGTAAGTTGTTAGAGTACAATAAGATTGTCAAGGACACTATAATCGAAGTACGAAAGAAACTAAAGAAAGAGGCATAATATGGCTACGGATTTCATGAATCGGGCAGGTGGAGTTCTCGCAGCCCTGGCTCCAACGGTTGCCGCCGTGTTGGGTGGACCTCTTGCGGGTATGGCCACCACTGCGATAATCAACGCATTGGGGTTGGCACCTGAATCCTCCAACGATCAAGTCATGCAGGCGATAGCCACTGCCACCCCTGAACAACTTATCAAGCTCAAAGAAGTAGAAGCACAATTGATTCTTGACCTCAAGCGTCTGGACTTGGACCTCACGAAAGTCAGCGCCGATAACACTAAAGATGCTAGAGCGCGTGAAGTGGCGACGGGGGATTGGACACCACGAATTCTTGCGGGTTTGGTTATCAGTCTCTACATTGGTGTGCAATTTTATCTCTTGGGGTACGTACTCGACGACAGACAAGTAAATGTGGTCATGCGGTCACTGGGAACCCTAGATGCCGCCGTGGGATTGGTCCTGGGGTATTACTTTGGATCATCGGTAGGGTCCGCTACCAAAACAGAGCAGCTAACCAACTTTATCAATAAGAATAAGTAGGATTTC